GCTGTATTTGAAGAATTACGTAAATCTAATTGTTGATTACTATTAGATGCTGATGTTTGTTTAGCATATAAATATCCGTTACCTACAAATAAATTAGTTCCATCAAAGGTCAAATTAGCACTATCTTGTAATAATCCACCTGTACCAGCATACGTTACTCGACCACTTGTTAATCCTGAATCAGTTACGCTTGTACCGCTAAATGTTCCACCTAATGTTGCACCTGTTAAAGTAAGTCCAGCTACGCTAGTAACCGTTGATCCTAAAGTTAGTGATGTACTACCAAGTGTGATAGCAGTAGCAAAATTACTATCCAACTGGCTAAGTGGTAATGGTGCTGTAGCACTCGCGAATATATATGGAACTGTCATAGTTTGTCCTTATAAAACAGATTCAAATGCATTAAATGTACCTGACCATTGTATAAAAGAATCGTTGGTCATGGGTATTAATGTGTAAGTTGGATATGACCTTAATACCACACAAAAGGTAATACCTGTATAGTTAATACCGCCCAATGCTGTGGTTGTGCCATATTGCCCTATAACCGCATTTGTTGGGGTTGTTACGGTGGTTAATATAGTTCGGTGTACTGGAATCGATACCGTTGATCCAGAGCCTCTTAATACATCACTTGTGGCTATATAAGCATAGCGATCAATTTGTAAAAAATCACCTTGTTTAACAATATAGGCGGTACTAGCAATTGATGGCAAATTACCCAAAACAATGGTTTTATTAGCTGTAGCAGTTTGATATTGGCACGATACCAATTGGCTTGGTGACATATCACCTTGATAGTAAATATAGTTTACCCATCCAGTAGTGCCAAAGTTTAAATATTGTTCTAATGATTTATCTGGGATTCTTAAACTATTTAAAATATTTCTGCTTTGGCTATACAGTAAATAGTTATTCGGTTTCATCGTAAATTCAAATGGTTGAACCGTTAAAATCTCGCTAGTGCTGATTCTTTGATTACGACTTAATACCTGTCCAACCAATCGTTGATCGTTGATTGTGACCGATTCTGCAATGGCTAAGATGTTATTTAATGACATTATCTACTCGCTGGAATGGATCGACTTGCAGATTGATTGGCTGACCATATCGCCATCTTATTGCTTGCCAAAAATTGTGTTGCTGATTGGGTATCGATGGCTGACATACTAGCAATATATGGTCCATTAAATACATTCTGGGGAGATCCACCGCCCAATGAGCCTAATTGATTATTGGGAATAATAGTGCCAGATTGATTTGGAATAAACAATTCTGGACCTCTTTCACCGACTAAAGTTGCCATTCCTACTGGTGGATTACCGCCATCTGCCATACCGCCTGTCATATTAACAATTGAAGATAAATTAGCACCGCCACCAGCACCGCCAAACAAAGATTTCCCAAATCCCAATCCCATGCTTAATAATTGAGTAGCTTGCATTTTTAACCAAATCTTCATTAAATCGCTAATAATGCTAGTGGCTAAACTTGAAAATGATACTTTGCCATTAGCTACAAATTGATCTAAAGCAGATCCCATTGCATTGGTAACGGATGTAAATGCAGTTTGACCTATGGTTGCATAATTAACTGCATTTTCAGCATATTGCTTATATGCCTTGTCCCAACCAAATGCAAATGTATTTTGTTCATCTTGGATTCTTTTTACTCTTTGAGTTGTTGTATCAATCTCCAATTGAGTTAATGTTTTAATTGCATCTTCTTGCCTACTTAATTCATTTAAAACACCGCCACGCTGACTAGCTGGCAATTGTTGTGCTGCAATCTTTTTCTGATTAATGTTATCTAATGCTTTGGTTTGTTGATCCAACACTTTATTAATGGCATCTTGAACTTCCTTTTCTTTGGCAGATAAACCATTCATTCTTTCTTTTTCTTCTATTTGTTGATCCATCAAAGATAATTGTGCTGCATAAGCCTCACCTAATAATTTAATTTGTCCAATTTGTTTAGCATTTGAAGCAACAACTTCTCTTTGAGAATTAGCGGTTTCTTTGTGTGCCTCATTGGTTTTAACTGTTCGATCTAAGATTTCCGCTTGGAATTTAGCATCATCCTCAAACATTTTAGTAACTTCTGCTTGAGTAGCTTTGTAATCTTCAAGTGCTTTTTTAAAATCAAAATGAGCAAAATCACTTGTTACTTGTCCAAGCATTTGGATTTGTTTTATAAATACTTCAACAAGTGTCACGCTATCTTTAATTAAGATTGCCAATACTTCCGCAGTATCTCGCAATATCTCAAAAAAGAATTTGCTAATGGTGCTAGTTTTACTTAATGAATCATACAATTTTGATAATGATGGAATTACTGCCTCAGTAAATGACAAACTTAATTGCCTTGATGCAGCTTCTAACTTTAAAGATAATTCATGTGCCATTGCTACCGATTCAGAATATTTATCAAACTCACCTTTATTCTCATGCAAAGTTTCATTTAATCCTACCAAATCAACTCCACGAATACTTTTCCCTAAAACTTGAAATGCAATACCATTTCTTTCGGCTGAATCTTTCATGTTGGCTAATCCAGCTACCGTTTTTGCAAATAAATCTTGTTCGGAAAGATTCCTTAAATCATTTAAAGTTACTCCAATTCTGGAAAATGCCTCTTGAGCTTTGGCACTTCCTTGAGCAGCGGATTCAATCTTATTGGTAAATCCAGCATAAATCGTACTCACATTTTGAGCATTTCCACCATTTTCCTCTAATGCTTTGGATAGTTCCAAAACAGAACTAATTGCCACTTCATTAGATTTGGCAGTTTCCACAATCTTATTAGAAAACTCCATCGCTGCTTTTGTGGCTTCCAAAAACCCAGCAATAGATAATGCTTCTGGCAAATATTCTTTGAGTTCTTGAAGTGAATTTTTAGCTTCTGAGATTCCTTTTCGGAACTCAGTTGTATCCATTGATAGTTGTGCCGCTAATCCAGCAATGACATTTGCCATTATTTAACCCCAAAAAGTTGCGGTGAGAATCCTGGAGACATCATCGCAAAAACTAATAATTGATCGCTAACTTGTTTTTTCTTATCTTGTTCGGATAATGGTGGATACAAATAATCAAATGTTCTAGGTATTATATCTTGAAGTTTATATGGTGGCTTACCTTTGAGCAACATTTTATTGAATTGCCCAGCTGTCAAAGTTCCCAAAACTTCTAATATTCCCCTATTCCCAATTAAACCATCTGCATACATGATGCAAATATCGCTAAATGTTTCCTCATCAATTTTGCTAGGATCAGTACCATGAGCAGTTAAATAAGCCTTAACTTGCCTTCGGACTGATCCAACTACTTTCCCTTATTCTGGGTATAGCTTGGTGAGATAACTTTGGCAATTTCTTCAATTAATTCAATTTGTACATTAAATGGAAAATTCTCATCAATATCGTCATAAGTAATCGTACTCATATCAAAATTCGGATCTTCTGGCACAATCAATTGAAATAATGAAGTAATCCGATTTTGCGTTAAAGCCTTATTTCTAGCCGTTTCTTTTAAAGATATATTTTTGACAATAATGTCATCATCTTTATAAACAATCTCTGGATCAGATGCATACTTATCTTTATAAGTAATAAACTCGTTTGCCATCTCATCATAAAATTGCTTGGCTTTGGCTTCATCAACAATCTTATTCTTTTCAAACATTAAATCAGATTCAACCGTTAATGGCACTTTAATCTTAAAAGTTACACCATTTAAATCAAAAGTTCTGATTCTGAGTTGTTCTTTGGATTCAACAAATTTAGTTCCCAATGCATTTGCTAATTGATTCATCTTTTATTTTCCTGTACGTTTGGATTTATATCTTATTAATGTACTGCCTAACTCTTTAACTAATGATGCCATTACTGTACCAATATTGCTTTCTAATGCTGGTCTTATAAATGGTCTAGCTGCCATGTGCTTTGTACCAAATTCAATGGCAAATGCTCGACCATCACTTTCCATACCAATTTGCTTAATCTTATTAGTTTTGTAGTTTTTGTTCTTTAAATTGATAAACTTCTTTTTAGCTAGTACATTGCCTGGCGGTACAGTTACTCTAGCAATCATAATATCGGTTGGACTGACATAACTAGAATGTCGATCTCTAGCTGTTGGCTTTCTAGCTTCAGTTTGTAAAGATGCTAATAATTGCCCTGTATCCACATTACCATGTGCCTGTAGTAATCCTTTGGCAGTTGCTAATACTGGTAACATTGCCCTTTTCATCGATGTTCTTAAAATGGCTTTCTGATCTTTTTCACTAAAATCATTTTCCATTTCTTTCATCATTGCATCAAACTCATCAAATCCATCCCACTTAACTGACATTTGAAAACCTTTGCCAGCTTCGGTTTCACTAATGTATGGCATTACTTCACCTTAAAGAATCTGGAATAAATAGCATTATTGAGTTGAACAACATAATCAACCACTTCATCTGGTGTCATTGTGTCCGCATGATTTTTGGCAATTTCATAAGCAACACTAATACCTGTAATCTTTTGCTCTTGAAAATTAAACCAATTCTTTACTCCAGAATCGGCTTTATCCACTAAAAAATTAAGTAAATCATTATTGTTTTGTATTTTCATATATTGTTTTATTCTTTAGGGGTTGGATTTTCTTGATGTTCTACCACTTGAGGATTAAATGGATCATCTCCACCAGCCAAGCATTGAGCAATTGCATCATCGATGGATTCTGCTTGGAATACTTTACCATTTGCAAATTGAACTGTAATCATGTTTACACCTTTTTAAAAAAGCCACCGAAGTGGCTTATATTAAGTATTGTTTGACCAACCGTACAGATTGCCTCTTGGATGAACTGTAAAGGTACACTTAGCTTCAGCACCAGGAGCCAGATCAATCTTAAATTCAGATACCCGACCATTGAATGCATAAGCAACTGTATTTGCACCAGCTGTTGCAGCAACCACAAAAGTACGATCAATTACACCTGAGTAAGCATCTGCTCTCATTAATAATAAACCAGTATCGCTTGGATTCCATGCAGCAACAATCGTCATGGATGTTGGCTTAGATTGTGTTGGGATAATATCGGACTGTCTCGATCCAGCAACCATAAAGTTGGCAGATGCATCATCTTGTCCGAATGCTGGGATTGCTTCAACATTAAGTGCTTGACCGCCTGATCCTGTACCATTGGCTACAGTACCGACAATACTAGCAACTTGACCAGTCCATGTGGATAATTGTGTTAATGTTAGGGCAGTAGGAGTGGCACCAGTTTGACACCATAACGATGCACTAAAGCCAGGTAAGACTTGATTAGGTAGAGCCATTTTTAATTTTCCTTCAAAAAGAGTTAAACAAAATCTTGTCTTATGTTGGAATATCCAATTGGCAATCCAAAATAATTTGATTTAAACCAACTGTATCATCAAATGTATTGTATAGCCAACTTACATCCGCCTTTGCAATCCAAAAACCACTTGAACCGCCAAACTGTCCTGTATAACCATGTAATGATTGTAACAAGGTATTACTTAAATTAAAAGCATCATCCATATTTTGTGCAAATATTGATATTTGAAATATTGGTCTATCAATGCCTTTATTATTCTGATTTGGACCTGTATAAACTGGTTGATGCACATTTCTTAATTGCCATGTAACAAACTCAGGAATTTTGGCAAAATTACGTTGAAAATTAGCCGTTACTGGAGTTGGTGTGAATATGCTATTCAATTGGTATTGAATTGCTTGAGCATATAAGGATGGGTTATTTTGTGCCATTATACTGGTACTACTGGATCGTTACGGTAGCACATAAAGGTCACATTCATACGATCATTTGTTTCAAAACAATCTGTAATTCGCCAATCATTGTTCCGATAATGAATTGCATACAAATCTTGATTATCTACCATCTCTCTTGTATTCGGTGTGTAATTGACCGTTAGTTTTACATAGTCTGTATAAAACCGAGTTTCCTTAGTAATTTGCGTATTGTTATGCACATCCTGAACTCTAGCTCTTGTATCAAACCATTTTGATAATGAAGTGGTTTGCTGACCATAAGCATCAACTGAGTTGCTTACTCGATTGACTGTTATATTTTCATAACGAGCAATTGCCATCTTAAAGCACCAAGGGTTTGTATGGTCTTAGCAATGCATCAAAACCATACGGTATATTATTTAATGTGCCTTGAAAACTATTGCTACGGTTATTATAAATATGAGTTAGCATCAATAAACCAGCTTGTTTAATAACGGGATATTGGGCATACGGACTTGCACCAGTTGTATATTGAATCACAATTGGATTAGTAATGTTTTGGTTTACTTCATTTGGAATACCATTGCAAATGACTTTATTGCCTGTGACATCATAATAATATTGGCTTACATCCAATTTAGTAAATACTGGCGGTGTACTGGCATTGTAATAACCAACAAAATTAATAGTTACTCCAGCGTTGCCTTGGTTATCTTGAGAGATCTCTGGCAAATCTAAACATACTTGAGTGCCTGTCATGCCATTAAATGCCCCATAGTAGCATTTATAAGTGATTGGGAATATCGACATACCAAGATAATCTTCAACCATCTGCCTAGTGGCTAATTCAATCGATTGAAGATATGTATCTTGGCTTTCATCACCAAATAAATTTAATTGTTGGGTAATTTCATCCAACGTAAGCCATTCAGTCTGTAGATCGCGACTAACTTGCTCTACCTTTTCATAAGAAAAAGGATTCCTTGCGGTACCTAAATATGGTCCATTGGTTAAACTATCTAAGGGCATTTTTTACCTTTAACCGTAAAGTCTTACACCAGCAAACACATTTCTAATTGTACTTACAGTACGTTTTTCTGCAAATAGAGTAATAAAGCCTGGAGCATATTGTTCTAATCGCTTAATGCTCATTTCTTCATTATCTGCAATCGTTACAAACTGTTGCCATGCTGCCAAATATACTGGATAGAATCCAGAACCAATAATGTCCATGTATGGATTAGGAATGACTGGATGCCCAAATATATTGCCAACTGAATAACCATCCTTATCGCCTACTTCAAGGAATAATGGCAATCCATTGCTATCTTTTAATTCTCTTAATGCATTAATGGTTGTTGGATGCATCATCCATGCAGTTGATGGATCATTCCAATATTGCGGTGGTAATGCTGTAGATAGATTAGCAATATCGTTATAAACCAATGCAGATGATGATCCTTGTTGCACTTGCAACATAGTGTGTCTGCCATTGGTATCAGCTGATCCGCTAGTGCCATACGATGCAGCACTTGTTGATCCAGCATAATAATCTAATCCTCTTAAACCATAAACTCCACCAGTTTGGACTGTTGTTGATCCAGATGAATCATCATTTTGTTGCATTGAAAGTGCTTCTTGCTGACCAAATTCCATCATCAAATCTGAAACAATCGATGCCTCTAAATTGTTAATATCAGATAAAACAGCAGTACGAACTGGTACTACTGCGTTAATACTTTTTACAGAAATTTGCCAAAATGCTGTTGCAATATTTGGACTTCCCGTATTGTTGTTAATGCCATATCCCCAGGGATTTGTGCTACCTGTTTGTATAACAGTTGCATTACCTGTTTTTGCCACAAATGCTTCATCGGAACCAGTTGTCGTAATAACTCTGCTCATCATGCGAATTGGATTTGCATAACGCATCGCAGCAAAAGCATCATCATAGATTACCCGACCACCAATATTAGATCCAGAAGCGGTCAAGGTAGATGCTTCCTTCAAATTAACTTTTGCTTCACCTTTTTTTAATGCAGTTTTAATCGCTTCGAGAATTAAATTATTAGTAGCCATAATGATCCTAAATTTAAAAAATAAATAAAAAGGTGGGGCTTTCGCCCCTACCTTTTAGGTTGCTGTAGCTGTAGAACGGTAACGAATAATACTGAAAGGGTCTAAAATACTGGTGCATAGACGGCGTTCGCCGAAAAAAGTTATATACCCTGGCAATGTCTGATCATATCTACGCAGAACCATATTTAAACGATCTACGATAGTATGACCACGTTGCCAATCACCAAAATACATTGGGTACAAGCTAGTTGTGCCTGGAGTTGCTGTAGAACTATCAGGGCTATCAACATACT